CTCGACCCCACAGATGCCGCGCTGCAGATCAACCGGGCGGACGGGTGCCGCCGTGCGATTGAGGCCCCACGCGGTCATGCCAAGAGCACAAACTTCACCTTCAAGGACGCCCTTCATGCCTCCGTATATTCCTACAAGCACTATATCATCATTCTCTCGGACAGTTCGGACCAGGCCGAGGGCTTCCTGGCCGACATCAAGACCGAGATTGAGGAGAACGCAGCAATCCGTGAGGACTTCGGCGCCCTTGTGGGAAAGGTCTGGAAGGCATCGGTCATCCTGCTCACCAACGGGGTCAAGATCGAGGCCCTGGGTGCGGGCAAGAAGATACGCGGACGCCGCCACAAGCAATGGCGTCCCGATCTCATCATCTGCGATGATCTGGAGAATGACGAGAACGTCAATACCCCTGACCAGCGCAAGAAACTTCGCAACTGGTTTTATAAGGCGGTCAGCAAGTCGGGTGACACCTACACCGACATCGTCTACATCGGCACCCTGCTCCACTATGACGCGCTGCTGGCCAACGTTGCGCAGAATCCAAGCTACAAGTCGGTCAAATACCGGGGTGTTATCTCCTTTGCGGAGGATATGGCCTTGTGGGACGTCTGGGAGGGCATCTACACTGACCTCGCCAACGAGGCTCGGCAGGAAGACGCCCGGGCGTTCTTTGAAGCGAACCGGGCCGACATGCTCCGGGGCACGGCGGTCTTGTGGGAGGAGAAGCTCTCCTACTACGACCTCATGGTCATCCGCATCTCGGAGGGAGAGGCCTCGTTCAACTCGGAAATCCAGAACGACCCCATCGACCCGGAAAACTGTACCTTCAATGAGGAATGGTTCGACTATTACGATGACGGGCAGCTCCCCCCGGACTTCTCGGAGCCACGCTTCATTTTCATCGGCGCGAACGACCCGTCACTCGGCAAGAACAAGAAGTCGGACACCTCCTCGCTCATCTTTATCGCAAAGGACACCCTCACCGGGTACATGTACATCGTTATTGCTGACATTGAGAAGCGCAAGCCCGACAAGATCATTGAGGACGCCCTTGAGAACAGCCAACGACTCAAGCGGGACTACAAGAAGCCCCTCTACAAGTTCGGCGTTGAGACGGTGCAGTTCCAGTATTACTTTGCTGAGATCATGCGGCAGCGGGCCGCCGAGGTTGGCGAATACCTCCCGATTGAGGAGATCAACAGCGTACAAAATAAAGACGCCCGAGTTCAGTCCCTGCAACCATTCGTAAAGAATGGCTATCTCAAGTTCAGCAAGAAGCACAAGACATTGCTGAAGCAGATGACGGAGTACCCCATGGGCAAGAACGATGATGGCCCGGATGGCCTGCAGATGGCGGTTAAGCTTGCAATGGACATGAAGACCACAGGCCGGATTGAATATACCAGCGTTCTTTCCCGTGAGCGCGGATTTAAGAGCAGAGGAGCGTATTGAGGAGGCGGTAAAGTGAGCAAGCACAAGAAAGCGAAGTATCCCAAGCAGCAGCCACGGAATGTGCCCCCGCCTAAGCCCCCTCCGCTGCCTGAGCGCCGTGAAATCGCTGTGGCGCTGGTTCAGGATAAGTACTCTACTTATCCCAGCAATGGGCTGACACCTGAAAAACTGGCGGCAATCTTTAAGGCAGCTGACGCAGGCGACCTCTATGCGCAGATGGAGCTATTTGAGGAGATGGAAGAGAAAGACCCCCACCTCTTTTCCCAGCTTCAGACCCGCAAAAATGCCGTTACAGGACTGGACTTCGAGATACTCCCCTTTGACACCGACAATGCTACGGACAAACTCATAGCTGAATTTGTGCAGGAGCAGCTCAACAGCATTGAAGGCATTGAAGATGTGATGATGGATCTGCTGGACGCCATTGATAAAGGCATTGCAATATCGGAAATCATCTGGGGCTATGATGACGGATTCACTGCTATAAAGCAAATTAAGCATCGGCACCAGAAGCGGTTTCTCTGGGATGAAAATGATGCGCTGAAGGTCTACACGAAGGACTGCCCGGCTGGGGAGTTTGTCCCACGGAACAAATTCATTCTGCATCGGTACAAGGCGCGAAGCGGACACCCCTCCCGTGCCGGAGTGCTGCGTGTAGTGGCTTGGATGTACCTATTCAAAAACTACGATCTGAAGGACTGGGTGAGCTTCTGCGAGGTGTACGGCATGCCCCTGCGCCTGGGCACTTACGATGTAAGCGCCAGCGAGGCGGACAAGACCGCCCTCATGCAGGCGCTGATCAATATCGGCACCGATGCGGCAGGCATGATACCAAACGGGACACAAATCGAATTTAAGGAAGCGTCCAAGGTATCCTCGGCGGACATCTATGAGCGGCTGGCCCGGTACTGCGATGAGCAGATGAGCAAGGCCATCCTGGGGCAGACGCTCACCAGTGATTCCGGCAGCGGCAGCTATGCCCAAAGCAAAACTCACAATGAGGTGCGGCATGACCTGACTGTTGCGGATTGTAAGGCGCTGGCGGCCACCCTGCGGCGTGACCTGATTCGCCCGCTGGTATTGTTCAATTTCGGCGAAGATACCCGTATCCCCTCCATCCGCTTTGACTGCGAGGAATCGGAGGACCTAAAGGAATCTGCGGAAATCCTGGCAACGCTGATCGGGGAGATTGGGCTAAAAATCCCCACCAGTTACCTGTACAAGAAGTTCGCCATCCCCAAACCGGAAGACGGTGAGGAGGTTGTGGAACGGCCCCGGCAGTCGGGGGCGGCCTATCCCTACCTAAACACCACCAAGCTGCCCCTAACGAGCAAGCTGCAGCCACACGGCTCACAGGAGGAGGTGGACAGGATTGCGGCGGTTGCCACAAGCGTCAGCGGTCCCATGTTTGAAAAAATGTTTGAGCCGATTACAGCGCTGCTGGACAGCGGACTTTCTTTGGAGGAGTTGAAGGACAAGCTGGAAGATGAAGCGTTTGTTCGCAAGCTTCTCGGGGATATGGTGGTGCCAGAGTTTGAGTATTTACTGCGGCGCAGCATGATACTGGCCGATCTGGAAGGGCGGGTGCATGAGGATGGATAACATCGAAAGCATTATCTCCCGCAACACGGACTTTACTTTCGAGGAGGCGGTAGAGTTTTTCGGCGGCAAGGTGCCGATTACCGCGAAAGAGTTTGAGAAACTGGCGGACAAGTACAAAAACTTGGCGTTCACCGTATCGGGCTATACTTCGATTGAAGCGCTGCAGCAGTTCCAAGATGAACTTCTAAGTGCATTGGAGGAAGGTACTACAGTAGAAGCCTTCCGCAAGAACATGAACACCTTTCTGGAGGAACAGGGATATACAAAGAAAGAAAAGGTGTCGGCTTACCAAGCGGAGAACATTTTTCAAAACAACATTCAGACGGCATATCAGGCAGGCCATTATAACCAGATGACAGATCCGGTTGTGATGCAGCTGCGGCCATTCTGGCAGTACAACGCTGTGACGGATGAAGCTACCCGCCCGGAGCATCTGGCCATGAACGGACGGGTTTTCCCTGCGGATGATTCAGTTTGGGATACTTGGTTTCCGCCGAATGGGTACAGATGCCGCTGCACCGTAACCAGCTTATCCAGGCGGCAAGTGGAGCAGCGCGGCTTGATCGTGGAAACGGAGGCCCCAAAAGGGGCGATGCTGCCAGACGGACGATTTACGGCCACGATGCCAGATCCCCGCTTCTCCACAAACCCTGCAAAATCCACTTGGGAACCAGATCTATCCGGATACCCCGAGGCGCTGGTGAAGGCATACGAGAGCCGTCAACAGAGCAGCTAGCACACACCCCCTAAATCGCGCGCTGTGCCGCCTAAAACAATCATGGGGTAAATATATTACTTTGCCGCAAAGTACCCGTTATCACGCGTGATAACGCCCGTTCTGGCGGCACAGGAGGAAACCGTGAGACAGACGCAACTATTTATCTGCAATCAGGGGCAGCTTGACGGCGCACCGGAGACGATAAAACTGCTGCCCCTCGGACTGGTCAAAAGCCAGAAGGGGAACTTCTATGTGGATGAAGAATCATTCCGTGAGATGAAGAACCACTTCGAAGGGCGCGGCATCGACATTGTTGTGGATTATGAGCACCAGACACTGAAAGATGTTCAGGCCCCGGCTGGAGGGTGGATTAAGAATCTGTTCCTGGCGGATGGGGCTGTCTGCGCCAACGTGCAGTGGACAGGGAAAGCCAAGGAATACTTGGAGAACCGTGAATACCGCTATCTCTCACCTGTCGTGGTAGTCCGCAACTCCGACATGAAAGCAATTTCCCTGCATTCTGTGGCCCTGACCAATTCCCCGGCTATTGACGGGATGTCCCCAATTATCAACGCTTATGACCCGGAAATGGAAGAAAACGAAGGAGGAACCAACAATATGGAACTGTTGGAGAAACTGGTTGCGGCGCTTGGCCTGCCCGCCGAAGCAACCGAAGAAGATGCCGTTACCGCACTGACAGCGGTGATAGAAAAAAGCAAAGAGCCGGGAGAAGACCCTGCAGCACCCCCGGAGGATGAGGACAAAATTCTGGCAAACAAGGTGATCTGCGGCCTGTTGGGCATCCCGGCGAGGGCAAAGACAGAGGACGCGGCAGCGGCCATCGTTGCCCTGAAGCATTCCCCCGCTGCCACAGAGCTGGCGGCCCTGAAGCTGCGGCTGGACCGGCAGGATGCCGAACAGGTTGTGGATTTGGCGCTGGACTCCGGAAAGATTACAGCCGCGCAAAGGCCCTGGGCGCTGCAGTACGCTTTGAAAGACCGCTCCGGGTTTGATGGCTTTATGGAGAAGGCCCCACAGGTAGTGCCCATGGGAGAGCTGGGCGGCGGAGCTGCGCCCCAGCGCAGCACGGCCCCAAGTGAAACCACATTGCAAATCTGCAAGAGCATCGGCGTCTCTGCCGAGGACATTGAAAAGTACGGAAAGGAGATCTAACCAATGGCACTGACTGCTGAAAGAAAAACGAATGAAGTTGCCCTGGGCGGAAAAACCTTGGTGCTGCCTGTGGCAGCTGAAGCCACCATTTATCAGGGGGCGCTGGTCGCGCTGAAAGGCGGCTATGCAGTTCCTGCGGAGAAGGCGGCGAACCTGATTGCCGCAGGCCGGGCGGAGGAGACAATCACCAACAGCGGCGCGGACGGCGCGGCCACCATCACAGTAACCCGTGGCGCGTTCATCTTTGATAATACCGCCACAGCCGCCAACAAGCTGGGAGCCGCCCACGTATTGAAACCCTGTTACATCGAGGATGACCATACAGTCACCGCCCTAGCCACTGGAAGCTCCATCGCGGGGCTGGTGGTTGGCTTTGAGGATGGCGGGGTTGCGGTGGAGATCAATCCGGCACTGAACTAACAGGCTAAGAAAACAGGAGGAATTACATATCATGCTAATTACACCACAAACGCTGCGGGGGATTTTTGTTGGGTATAACACTTTGTTCAACAAGACTTTTGCGGAACAAAAGACCCAGTATGCGCGTATTTCCACGGAGGTTCCCTCCACCACTGGTATTGAAACATATGCATGGCTTGGAGATCTCCCCGGCATGCGGGAATGGGTCGGTGACCGTGTGATCAAGGACCTGTCCGCTTCCGGCTATACCATTAAGAACAAGGACTTTGAGCTGACGGTTGGCATTCCCAGAAACGTGATCGAGGACGATACAATCGGCCTGTATTCCCCCAACGTGCAGATGCTGGCACAGTCCGCTGCAGTGCATCCGGACAAGCTTGTTTTCTCCCTGCTGAAAAGCGGCTTTGCTGGAAAATGTTTTGATGGACAGCCCTTCTTCTCCGATGCACATAAGGTCGGCAAAGCAACAGCTTCCAACAAAATGACCGCAAAGCTGACCCTGGCGGCCTACATTGAGGCAAGAACGAAGATGATGTCCCTGAAAAACGAGGAGGGCGAACCCCTTGCGCTGATTCCAGATTTGCTGGTGGCACCCCCCGCGCTGGAGGCCACGGCACGGGATATTCTTGTGGCGGATTATATCAATGGGACAAAGAATACCATGCAAGGCACCGCAGAGCTTATGATTGCGCCCCGTCTGGCTGGCGCGGATACTTCCTGGTTCCTGATGGATACCAGCCGCCCGCTGAAGCCGATGATCTTCCAAAAGCGCAGCCCCGCCAAATTTGTCAGCCTCACGAACGAGACAGATCCTAATGTATTTATGAAAAAGGAATACCTGTATGGCGTGGACTATCGCGGCAATGCGGGGTATGGATTTTGGCAGATGGCAATCGGCAGCGATGGCACCACATAAGCGCGGACAGGTTATTTGAGAAAAACGAGGTGAGATTATGGCATATTGCACGGTGGAAGAGGTCCGGGCCATGCTGAACGAGGATGCGCTGAATGCATGCGTTGCAGATAAATTTGTTGAGGATGCGGCGGAGCGTGAGGCAAAGGCGGCGGTGATCATCAAGGATGTCATTGAGGATGCAGATGCAGAAATCAATGGATATTTGGCAAAGCGCTACACGATCCCCGTGCAGTATGGCCTGAAGACCATCAACAAATTGGCAAAGGACATCTCCCTCTACAATCTGTGGTCGCGGATCGGCCTGAAGGAGGATGGCCGGGAAAATAACATTCTCACCAGATATAAGGCCGCAGTTCGCTTCCTGGAGCTGCTGGCGGCTGGAACCGTGGATATCGGCGTTTCCGATCAAAGACAGGCCGCCGCAACAGGGTTTCATATGTCCTCCTCCCCGCGCAAATTCTCCAGAGACAAACTCCGAGGGTTCTGATTATGTACAGCATCAAGCTGGAGGGCGACACAAAGGCCCTGCTGCGCCGTGTAAATAAACTGGGCAGCATGGATAAAAAGCGCATCAATCTTGCACTGGGAGAGGCTGTGCGGGAATCTACGGTAGATCGGTTTAAGACGCAGCGCGGCCCGGACGGGAAGAAGTGGGAGCAATCCAAGCGGGCGGCAGCAAAAGGCGGCCTGACGCTGGTGAACAAGGCGCGGCTGCGCAACTCCATCAAAACAACAGCAACTGCGGACGGCTTCGCCGTTGGCACAAATCTTATCCATGCATCCACGCATCAGCTGGGGGCGAAGAACCGGAAGATCAAGAAGACCAAATCCGGGAAAACAGTAAGGATCACCATCCCGGCGCGGCCCTTCCTGGGGCTGTCGGAGGACGATCAGGGGGAACTCAAGGGCATGCTGGAAGACTACTTTGCGGAGGACTGAGCATGGTACTGAAATGCAGGGATTATCTGGTTGATAAGCTAAATGCCATCGGAATGCAAGCGAAACCGATCACCAGCCGCAAAGCACTGGAAGCCGCCCTTTCCCCCCGAATATGTGCGGTATTGTTTGGCACGGACGACCTTGCCCGAAACGGCTCAAAAAAGTTTTATGAAGACGAAACAGGGGCGCGGAGAAAGAGGACAAAGGTTTTTGACCGCAAGACAACCTTCACCGTTCACATTGGCGATTCCCAGCCGGAGAAGGTGGACGAATTTGTCACCACGTTTTTACTGGCGTTGGACAAGGGTGTCTATATTGATGGTAATTATGTTGCCATCGATGTAGATGCCGCCGATTGGGAGGATGGGGATGATACCTGGCTGCGAGGCAAGGTTGTGACAAGTCTCAGCGTGATATTTGATGGCGGGGTTTACCGGGATACCGGCCTTGCGCGTATCTCAAATGTGGACATTCTCGAAATCGAAAAGGAGATATAACAAATGGCAAAGAAAACTCCAGAGGAGGAAGTCTTAGAGACTTCCACAGCTACGATTGAAGCATTGGCTCAAAAATACAGGGTGCCTAACGCCTTTATAAGCGGCGTGTGCGTGGCCCAGGGATGGCGTCCGGGGAAACAGGTGACGCATGCTGAATTTGAGAAGGCGCTGGCCAGTTTCAAGAAAAGTAAGATCGGAGGTGGGAGCAAGTGCTAAGAGACATTACGGCCAGTGTGACAGACGGGCTGCTTGGATTGCCCACAAAAAGCGGCACAGGCATCCATGTGAAAATCGGTGTATCCCCAATTGAAAGCGCCACGCCGATCACCATCACAGGGAATATGACTGCCACGAAAATCAGGCGTTTACTGGGGCTGTCTCCCCTGGCGGACAAGGTAATAGACAGCGTTGAAAATGGCTCCAACTGTATCTATTGCGTCCCGGTGACGGCCACCGCCTCCGGAGAGATCACGAAAGTTTCTGCAGATCAGAACGTGGACGGTGGCACAGTGGCGCTTTCCGGCAGCCCCTATAATGCATACAGCATTCTGATCAAGATCACAGGCCGTGGAGGGCTGAACAGCGCCCTGTTTGAGTACTCCATTGATGGTGGGAATTCCTATTCTGAGGAACAAACCGTACCCATCAGCGGAGAGTATGAGCTTTCCGAAACTGGACTAAAGGCCACCTTTACAGCTGGCACCGCAGACCCGGCCTTTGAGGTGGATGATATCTACCAGTTCACCACAACAGCTCCGCCCATGACCACCGAAGCCGCGCTGTCAGCCATTGACAAACTCCGCCACTTCGATGAGCTCTTTGAATTTGTTCATATAGTCGGCGAGTCCCCTGCCGCCTTCTGGGTGGCGGTGGCGGCAAAGCAGGTGGAACTGCAGGATACATACAAGAAACCCCTGGCCTTTGTTCTGGAGGCGTATGCACCAGATGAAAATGAAACGACTGATGCCTATGTAGCGCGGTTATCTACAGATTCAAAGGTGGTACGCAACTACGACATTCAGGTGGTTGCCGCCCGCAGCCTGTATATCGGCATGGATGGCGTCACCAGGGAGATCAATAACGCGGGGATTGTCTGCGGCCTGTACTCCTGCACTTCCGTCCAGCAATCCATTGGACGCACGGCGGTGGCGGCGGGCATGTCCATTGACGAGAACAAGATGCTGGCGCTGCGCCCAGCGGGGATTGACGACTACATTGAACAACTGGACGCTGCCCGATATCTGATGTTCCGGCGCTACAGCGGATTGTCCGGCTATTTTGTGTACAACGCCCGAATGATGTCCCCGGATGGCAGCGATTATCGCTATATGGAAGATTCCAGGGTAAAAAACAAGGTGATCACCGAAGTGCGCAAAGCGGGTCTGCCGCTGCTTCAGGATGACATTGACCTTGATAACCAGCAGAAGGAGCTGGAGGTGCGGGCGGAGTTCTTGAAAGCACCCCTGGATGATATGGTCACCACTAAGGAGATCTCTTCCGCCACTGTCACGGTGCCGGAGGGCCAGGACATTCAGGCAACAGAGACAATGGAAGTCGTTGTGCGCTATAAATCCCGCGGCTATATCCGTGAGATCCTGGTTGACATTGGCCGCGCCACAGCGAACTAGGAAGGAGGCGGAAGGCTATGAGTTTAATTGTAAACGGGAAGGCCTATGACTGGGGGGATGTTGACATTGCCCTGTCCGGACTGTCCGGCCTACAGCCCACGGAAATAAGCTATGATGACGAACTGGAAAAAGAACTGGTTTACGGCGCTGGGTACAAAGCGCGGGGGTATGGGCGGGGCAATTATAAAACCAACGCAAAAATAACTGTTTCCCGTGATGATTACGACATTATTCTGGACTACTGCAAACGTGTGGGAAAAAAGTTCTACGAGATTGAAGTCCCCAAAATTGTGGTCTCTTACGCCAATGATGGCGGCAAGACCAGGATTGATGTCCTCAACAAAGCACAGTTTACCAAGCGGAGCATGAAGGCGTCCCAGGGGGACAAGGAACTGTCGGTGGACATTGACCTGTTGGTGGTTGGGACAATCACGCAGGACGGCGTTGAACCGATTTAATAAAAATGGAGGTCTATTACCATGGACAACTTTTATGAGAAAAACCAGGATATTCTCGATGCAGGGGTATCCGCTGAAAAAGGGCTGCAGGAGAAATACGGCAAGGTGCTGAGGATGAAGTTTACACTGGTACCGGATGACGAGACGGAGATTGAGAAGCAATTGTTCTTTAAGCGGCCCTCTACCCAGAGCTATGACCGCTACCTGAAGAACATCTCCAGATCCATGATGCGGGCATCCAAGGACTTCATCTTGGACAATATCACAGATGAGTGTGAACAGGAAACAAAGGAACTGCTGGAGGAGTATCCGGCAGCGGCGATTACCATGGCGGAGCAGCTGCTGCAGAACATGGGGCTGGGGCAGAACGCAAATTTAAAGCGTGTGTAGAAGGTGCGCTTGCGGAGGTGCGGGCAGACTTTGTTGCAGCGGCAACGCTGGAGATCTACAAGTATGTCCCCTCTGCCCTTCTGCGCGAGGCCGGGGAGTTGGGGCTGCTGCCTTATGAAGACTTCATCCGGCTATATGCCAAAGCGCGTTATTTGCAGGAAGTGGAACAGCACAACTTCGCGGAAGCGATCGCCAAGGTCTTTGGTTCAGAATAGGGGGTGATACACCCTGAGCCTTGAATCTGTATTCCGTTTGTCCCTTATCATGAATATGGTGGACCACCTGACAGGGCCGATGGCGGGGGTATCGTCCTCCGCTTCAGGGGCCGTATCTGATTTACAATCTTTGGATTCAGCACTGGGCAGCCTTGTCAGCACAGGTTCTGCGATGGCAACGTTGGGACAGGAGATCACCAGTGCGGTACTGGCCCCGGTGGAGGCCACCTTCGCCACCCAAACGGCAATCGGAGAGCTGACGTCTTTGGGCGTGGAAGACCTGGAGTCTATCAAAGCTGCAGCTGTGGATTTTAGTAACACCTGGAAGGGCACCACCGCCCCGGATTTTATTACCGCCGCCTATGATATCAAATCTGGTATCGCATCCCTATCGGATGAGGGCGTGGCCGAATACACAAAACTGTCGGGACTGACAGCGGTGGCAACCAAATCCACAACAGAAGAAATGACCAGCCTCTTCGCCACTAGCTACGGCATCTATAAAAACTATTACGAGGAGATGTCGGATATAGAATTCGGCGAGATGTTTTCTTCCGGGCTATCCACTGCGGTGCGCCTGTATAAAACATCCGGATCAGAGATGTCAGCATCCATCTCCCGCCTCGGTGCTGCGGCCACCAACGCCAATGTGCCTATGGAGGAGCAGTTGGCCATCTTGGGCGCGCTGCAGGCCACCATGGGCGGCAGCGAAGCGGGAACGAAGTACGCCGCCTTCCTGCGCAGCGCCGTAAAGGGCGGCGCTGCCCTGGGTCTGGAGTTTCTGGACGCGAACAACCAGCTGAAGAGCCTGCCAGAAATACTCGACCAACTCAAAGGCAAATACGGGGACACCATAGATGCGATTGAAAAAATGGAGATCCAAGAGGCCTTTGGGGACACCCTATCCGTACAGTTTATTGATCTGTTTTACAATAAGACGGATCAACTGCAGAGCGGCATCCTGGATCTGTATGACTCCATGGGGACGGGCCTCGGCGTGACCACTGATATGGCAAATGCCATCAACAGCGTGGAATCCTCCCAGTATGAAGTCCTGCAGCAGCAGATCGGGAACCTGAAAGAAACAATCGGCTCTACCTTGCTTCCAACGGTAAATAATCTGATAGGCCGAGCCTCCAATCTGGTGCTCAAGTGTACGTCCTGGGCCGAAAAAAATCAGGATCTAGTCCGCACGATCATGCTGATTGTTCTGGCGCTGGGCGGCTTTTTGACAGTAGCCGGAACCACCATCGCTGTCATTGGCGGCATCGGCCTGGTATTCACAAAAAGCATAGGGATCGTAAGGGGATTCATCGGTGCGATAAAAGCCATCCCAAGCATCTTAGAAACGATTCAAATAGCCGGAATGCTCGCCGCCGACAAAGTCAAAGCCGGATTCCTGACGATGAAATCAGGTGCGGCCACAGCAATCACAGCGATCAAAACTGTGGCGCTGAACATCCTGAATATGGCGAAGACGGCTGCCATCAGTGCCGTTACGGCGCTGAAAACCATGGCGCTAAGCCTGATAAACATGGCGAAAACTGCGGCAATCAACGGTGTAGCCGCCCTTAAGAGCATGACGCTGGGACTGATTAGCATGGCCAAGCAGGCGATTATTGCGGCGGCAACCGCGCTGCCAGGAGTGATCGCCGGGGTGTGGAGTTTTACAGCAGCCCTATTGGCAAACCCCATTACATGGATTGTGATTGGGATCGCCGCGCTGATCGCGGCCTTGGTGCTGCTATGGCAAAATTGGGACACCGTTACTGCCTTTATAAAAAGTTTATGGAACGGGGCTTGTAATGCCGTCCAAGCTGGCATTGAGTGGATCAAAGGCGGCCTGTCTGCCCTGGGCAGTTTTTTCAGTGGAATAGGCCAAAACATAGCATCCGGCTGCGGTATCATCAAGAGCACCTTCCAAGCCGTGATCTCCTGGGTGCAGGAGAAGATTGGATGGTTCCGGGATTCCGGAAAGCGCATTATTGAAACATTGGTAGAGGGCATCAAAAGTGCGGCATCGAAACCTGTTGAAGCGGTGAAGGGTATCTTTCAGAATATCAGGAACATGCTGCCCTTCTCCGATGCAAAGGTCGGCCCCCTCTCCACTCTGACGCTGTCCGGCCAGCGCACCATGACAACCATTGCCGAAGGCATTAGAAGTGCGGATGATGCGCCCGCTGATGCGGTAGAGCGTGGGTTTCATAAGATCGAAACAACCCGCGAACCCGTCAAGAGGGTTGCCATTCATGAAATCGTGGAGCAAAGCCCCAAGCAGGACACGGACGCCAATGCCGCATCCAATGGAAGCCGCCAGACTACGATCCAGAATCTGAATTTCAATATCGACATCAATAAGCTGAAGGAATTGCTGCAGCTGCTCAAAATCCTGGACGAAATTGAGGACAATCAGTATTCATATGGCATCGGCTCGGATACTGACGCTGTGACGGTTCCTACATAAAAAAGGAGGACGGCCCCTGTGATCTTTTTAGAGGATGAAGTGATAAAGCTCAATGGGGTCATCCTCCCCGGCGTAGTGAAGAGCATTGAAGTAAAAGAGTCCGCCCAGATTGATGAGCAAGAGGTTGAGGGTTCTGCCGTAAAACCGAAGCAGGCAGTGGGCTATGAGGATGCAAAGATTAATATAGAACTG